ATTTCGGCCGCCCCGCTCCCCACCGAGAGCAATCCCGCGCCGAGCGTGACCAACAAGCAGCTCTCGATGTCCTTGCTGAAAGGCGGAGTGCCGGAATTTCGGGTTAGGGACCGCGAGTTCACCAAGGCAGACATTCCAGCGCTGCGGCAGATCGCGGAGGAAGCAAACGCCGCGAGCCGTCCGGCGCGAGACGACGAGGTGGCGGTCATCCTCGAGCGGCTCTTCGCGCATTACTGGCGGCCTGACATCACCCCAGCCCTAGCCCGTACTCGTCTGGCTGACTGGTACGAAGACCTGAGCGGTCTGCCGCTGCGCAGCCTGGCCGCCGCAGCGCGAGACTGGCGCACGAGCGCCGAACGTTTCGCCCCAACGCCTGGCCAGTTCCTCGCTCTCGCTAGAAAGTACCAAGCCGAAACCTACCTCGCCCGAACGGCCGAGAAGTACATCGCGCTGCTCGAGGAGGCTCCAGATCGATGACCCTCCCTCGCATCACCCAGCACCAGGCCGCCGAGGTCGACCGGCTCCGCAAGGCCGGCAGGACAGACCGGCAGATCGAGCGGATCGTGGGCCTGACTTACGGGCTGCTGTCCAAGCCGTACCGGGTCGGGGATGACGCCCGCCCCATCATGAACCGAGACCACCTTCACCAGAGGGGCTGGATTACGTGAGCAAAGCCGACCGTCGAAAGAAGCGCCAGCGATACGCCAAGCCATCGGCGCCCAGGATGGTGGGGGCGAACGACAACATCCCGTTCGCGAACGATAACACGGCACCGGTGATGATCCGAGGCGTCCGGCTGAGCGACAGCCAGGCGCTGCGGTTCATGGCGGCTGAGGCCAAGGTCGCGTCGCCGGACCTGGACCAGCAGCGGGACGGTCAGCGCATGTTCCGCGCCCTGGACTCCGAGATCGACGCCAGCATCCTTGAACGGGACGCCAAAGCGAACCTGGAGGAGCTGCGGAGCCTTGAAGCCCTCCGTGGTTTGGACATCGGCGTGTCCGAGGTCGATGGGGCCAAAGGAGCGCCGCGAGTTGGTCGCGACGGCCTGGAAACCCTGCTGACGGCCGGGTCGATCACGCGAACCCAATACGCCGCCGGGCTCCGCTTTCGCTTCGACTACGAGCGCATCGATCCCGAACGCACACTCACCCCACCGACCCTTCTTCGCGACGGCAAAGCGCAGAACGGCGGGGGCGAAGGCTATGACCTGAAGATCGCCGAGAGCTGGGCCCGGGTCCGCACGATCTACCTGATGATCGCGGGTGTCCCGCTTGAGATCGCAGGTGGCAAGGGCGACGAGTTCACCAGACCCACCATGCCGCAGCTTCCCCAAGATCATCCGGCGATGCGGTCAATCCACGCTCTGAATGAAATAGCGGGCAAAGGGTCCAGCATCCGCAACATGACGTCGGGAAGCAGGACAAGGGCGCGAATCCGTGATGATCTGGAGTTCGGGCTGGAAGCCAGCGCTATCGTCTATGGATTGGAGTGAGCATGCCAGGTTTTACAGTGCGCGTCGCATACGTCGGCGAGGGCGAACATCAGCCCGCAGAACGGACTTTTGAAGATGTAGTCGCGGTTGCAACCGACGATGACGGCAACCTCGACATCATCCGCACCAATGGCAGGAGCGCTCGCCTCGCGGCGACCAGCTGGGGAGCCTTCAAGGTCGTTCGAGTGCCGTCAGCAGCCGATCGGATCTGAGGCCGCTTGACAGCGGGGCCATGAATAGCAGACATGTTGCAAATCGGGCTTTCCGCCCAGAACAAGGCTCCTCCCTCGCGGCGGGGCCTTTTTCGTTTCCGCTCCCGACCATGTACGGCGCTACGGCAATGGCTGGATTGGCAGGGCGAAGCGGACTTTCGCGCAGATTTGCGCAAAAGGTCGCAGAGAAGGAGCGGACCCCCTGCGCGATTTTGCGCATGCCCCCGGGCGCGCTCCAAAGACATGATGGTCCCGGTCTCCACAGGATCGGGCGCAAGCCTCTGGCGAGATGCTGGAGCCTCAGGGCCATCGCACCAATCTGCGAGCGGCGTGGAAGGACACGCAGGCCTGTAGCTCAGACGGTAGAGCGCCGGGACAAGCCGGAGGTCGTGGTTCGACTCCACCTGGCCGTGACCATGACGATGGAGCCGGTATCAAGCCCGGCCTCGCAGATACACCTCCCTTAAGGGCGAGAGGCCGGCAGGCTTAGGGTTGGGAGTCCCGGCCGGGCCTGCCGTCTGCCCTTCAGGTGCCGCGGGAAGGAATGGGGAGGTAACCTGCCTCGTTCAGCTCAATCGGCACGCCGCGAGCAGTCAGGTGTTCGATCAATCGCGGGTGTTGGCTGGGCACCAGGCCATCCCAGTTCGACGATATGCAGATGTCACAGGCGATGATGTCCCACTGCTTGATCGGTCGGCCAGCGTAACGGTGAGGCCCGTATTGGAAGGGTCTCTGACACAAGAAGCAGTCGTACATGAACTTGGGTTCAGCGTGCGTCATGGCGATCTCCGGGTGAGTCGAGAGTGTTGCTCGGGATTGCCCCGCTCTCAACGCACGATCGTCGGGTGGTATGGCCATGATGGCCACACCTTGGGGAGGTGAACTGCATGGCGGCCCGCCTGACGTCCCTGCCACCCCGGTTCGGCTCCCTTGCCCCTCGCGTCGGAGCCCTAGCCCGAGGAGCCAAGAGAGACCGAAGCGCAGCGCCCTGGCGGTCCTGGTACTCGACCAAGCGATGGTCCGAACTCCGCCTCAAGGTGCTGGAGCGTGACGGCTACATCTGCCAGCGCTCCGGCGTCGTCTGCTCAGGCGTTTCCCCCGAGCCGAACAGCCCTGTCGTGAACCACAGGATCCCGCACCGAGGCGACCCCGCCCTGTTCTGGGACGAGACCAACCTCGAGACCGTGACCAAGCAGGTCCACGACACGATCATCCAGGCCGAGGAGCAGGGTAGCCTGCACACCCGAGGCGACTGGGAGTGATCTATTTCTTCGTCTTAGGCTTGGGCTTTACCTTCGCCACCTCGACGAACCGACCTGTCTGGGCGCTACGCCCCACTTTACCCTGGATCGAACCGGTGCTCTTAATCCCGGATCCGGTCTTCTTCGGAGGTGCCTTTGCCATCTAGTCCCCAAACCCCAGCGACGCCTTCCCAGCCAGGAGACGCTTTCAAGGGCGCGTCGGCTGATTGGGTTAAGGAGATAATCAGGCAAGGCGAACTTCGTCTACAGGCACAGCTTCAATCTGCTCTGGCAGCCGATGCTCGAGCTGGCGTCCTCGCGTCTATCCAAGCTGCTGTGGTAGCGGCGTTGGTCGTCTTCGGCGGGTCCGACGAGGTGCGCGGTGCCGAAGAAGCTGCAGCGTACACAGCAGCGGCATTTACCTTCGTCGGTGCCGTTCTTGCTGGGGTTGCGGCGCGCCCGATCGCCTTCGACTTCCCTGGTCTTGCCCCGCTTGATTGGGCACATGCAATCCAGACGGGAGAGGCTGAAGACAGCGCCAACCGGGCATATGCCGAGTACCTCGACGAGTACCTCAGGGCCAACGATAGCCGCATGAAGGTCAATGGCTGGCTCACCCGCGCTGCACTGGCCGCAATGGTATTGGCGCCCGCCGCAGCCGTCGTGGCCCTCGTCGTCGCATAACCGCCGCCGCAAAGGCGGGGGGGGGTATGTCGAGGTCAGAACGGCCATTTGCCGGAGACCCGCGCCCCCCTCACGCGCAGATTTTTTTCCCAGAAGTCGCGAGTTCAGCCGATGACCGAAGAAAAGCGGCGCGGCCGGCCGGAGCATGAGCCGACGGAAGAGACGCGGCTGAAAGTCCGTGTTCTCAAGGCCGGAGCGATGTCGCAACTGGCGATTGCCGAAGCTATCGGCATTTCGGAGCCCACGCTCCGCAAGCACTATTCTTCCGAACTGGATCAGGGCGGCGCGATCGTCACAGCCGAAGTTCTGATGGCCCGATACCGGGCGGCGATGGGCGGAAGCGTCCCCGCCCAGAACAAGCTGCTGGAGCTGGCAGGCACGCTGCCCCCGAACAAGATGGGCCGCCCGCCTTCGACCAAGGCTGAGCCCGCTCTGGGCAAGAAAGCCGAGGCTGAACTGGCCGCCCAGGACGCGCATGAGGGAACTGGATGGGCGGACCTGGTGAAGCACTGACCCGGCCGGGCTGGGATTTCTCTCAGCCCGATTGGGAACAGCGTCTTCGCGAAGGTCGGTCTCTGGTCCCCGACCTCCCGCTGGACATGGCGGAGGCGGATCGAGCGGCTGCGATCTTCGACCGGCTGCGACTGCCGGACGTGAAGGATCAGCCGACCTTCGCGACCGCGGCGGGCGACTGGCAGAGAGACATCGTCAGGGCGATCTTCGGCTCGCTGATCGACGGCGAGCGGATGGTGCCGGAGGTCTTCCTCCTCGTTCCGAAGAAGAACTCGAAGACGACGGGCGGCGCCGGGATCGCCTTGACCGGCCTGCTGATGAATGAGCGCCCCACGGCCGAGTTCATCTATGTCGGGCCTACGCAGGAAGTGGCTGACCTGGCCTTCCAGCAGACGAAGGGGATGATCGAAGCCGACGAGGCCGGGTTCCTTCAGCGACGCTTCCACATCCAGGAGCACAAGAAGTCGATCACGGATCGGCGCACCAAGGCGAAGCTGAAGATCAAGACGTTCGACGGCAAGGTCGTCACCGGCTCCAAGCCCGTCTTCGTCCTGCTGGACGAGTTGCACCTGATGGGCGCGATGAACAACGCGTCCAACATCATCGGCCAGATCCGCGGCGGTCTCCTGGCGAACCCCGAAGCGGTGCTGATCATCATCACCACGCAGTCGGACAAGCCGCCGGCCGGGCCCTTCAAATCGGAGCTGAACTACGCCCGACGCACGCGTGATGGGGAGATCACCAACTCGCGGATGCTGCCCATCCTGTACGAGTTCCCTCGCTCAATGCAGGCTGACCAGGCCAAGCCGTGGCGAGACCCAAGCAACTGGCCGATGGTCACCCCGAACATCGGCAGGTCGATCACACTGCCCCGCCTGGTCGCCGACTATGGCGCGGCGATGGAAAAGGGCGCGGAGGAGGAACAGCGCTGGGCCTCCCAGCACCTGAACATCGAGATCGGCATCGCGCTTCACGCGGATCGATGGGCTGGCGCCGATTACTGGGCTGGGGCGAGCGAGGTTCGAAGCCTGGAGGAGCTGCTGGAGCGCTGTGAGGTCGTAGTGGTCGGCATCGACGGCGGCGGCTTGGACGACTTGCTCGGGCTTGGCGTGATCGGGCGTGAGAAAGGTACCCGCAACTGGCTGTCGTGGAGCCGAGCCTGGGCTCACACCCGCGTGCTTGATCTGCGAAAGGACATCGCCGAGCGGCTTCGTGACTTCCAGAAGGACGGCGACCTGATCGTCTGTGACGACCCCGAAGAGCCCGCCCGTCAGGTTGCGGCGCTGATCAAACAGGTCAAGGACGCGGGCCTCCTGCCCGAGCAGCACGGCGTAGGCCTCGACCCTTGGTGCGTCGCGGACCTCGTGGAAGAGCTGGCGCTGGTCGAGATCGCGGGAGACGAGCTAGTCGCGGTTCGCCAAGGATCGGCACTGTCCCCGGCAACATGGGGCCTTGAGACGAAGCTCTACAAGAAGACGATGCGCCCGGCGAAGTCGGCCATGATGGAATGGTGCGTCGGCAACGCTAGGACTGAACAGCGCGGGAACGCCCAGCTGATCACCAAGCAAGCGGCCGGCAAGGCCAAGATCGACCCGCTCGTCGCCGTCTTCAACGCGGCCATGCTGATGAGCCGCAACCCCACCGCCCCTCGCAAGCGGAAGCCTCGAATCCATATCCTCTGAAGGAGGCCGGAATGAACCGCGCCTATAGCGTCCTTGAGATCAGGGCCGTCAGCGAAGACGCGCGCGAGATCGAGGGCATCGCCACCACGCCGTCGACCGACCGAATGGGCGACGTCGTCGAGCCGCTCGGCGCCAAGTTCGCCGCGGAGCTTCCTCTGCTTTGGCAGCACGACCATCACTCGCCCGTCGGGCACGTCCGTTTCGGCAAGCCGACCGCGAAGGGCATCCCCTTCAAGGCGACCATCTCCAAGGTCGAAGAGGAAGGCGAGCTGAAGGCCCGCCTCGATCTCGCCTGGCAGTCCGTGAAGGCCAAGCTGGTCCGCGCCGTCTCCATCGGCTTCCGCGTTCTGGAATACGCCCTGATGGAAGGCGGCGGCGTGCGCTTCACCGAGACCGAAATCCTCGAACTGTCGCTCGTGACGGTCCCGGCAAACGCCGACTGCACGATCACCACCATTCGCTCCATCGACAGCGCTTTCCGGGCCGCGTCCGGCCGACCGGAAGACGAAGACGTGGATCGGACCCCGCCCGGCGCTTCGGGCACCTCCAAGGCGGCCCATCCGGTCGTCTCTCTCAAACCGAAAGCGCCCAAGGAGGGCACGATGGATATCGCTGAACAGATCAAGGCCTTCGAGAAGGCGAAGGACGGCAAGTCCGCCCGCCGCACGGAGATTCAGAAGGCTGCGGCCGATGAAGGCCGCACCAAGAATGAGACCGAGCGCGAGGAGTTCGATACCCTCGGCGAAGAGATCAAGTCGATCGACGCCGAGCTGAAGGACCTGCCGAAGGCCAAGAAAACGCTGCAGCAACTGGTGTCGAAGTTCCCCGGCACCCCGGCCGCCCAATCCGCCAAGGACCGCCTGGCGGTGCTGAAATAAGGTTTCAAGGCAACA